TGACGATAAACTCGCCGTTGATGTAGGTGTCCTGAAGGACCGCATCATTACGGACGGTGATGTTCTCGAACTCACCCTTCATAGAGGAGATGATCAGATCTTCAAGATCCTTCATCTCGCTCTGAACCCACCCAGTAGTAGGGATGGTGTTGGTGTTGTCGCCCGGGGCCGGGGTTGGAACACGGGGGTTGCCAACAAAGTTAGGAGAGTTCAAAGGCGCATAAATGTCAGCGATGTTCGTTTTATCCAAGAACACCTTGAACTTGCCATCGTTGATCGGGCTGTCTCGCATAACCACAGGGTTAGAGACCGTAGCGCCCGGCGCATACCACCACGTGGTATTCCCGCTCACATCCGTGAAGGAGTAAAGCTGGTTGAACTCGTTGACAGACCCGCCATTACGCCAAGGCAGCGGGGGAGTTTTGAAGTACAGGTTATCGATCAGTGCTTTGCGAACAGACGGGAGCAAGCTCCCATCCTCTGCGACGGCCTGCTCGGTGCCCGTCCCGTTGACCACGATGTGAAGACGTTTGGAGTCCTCAATGATCTGGTCAACTGCCTTGTCGGCATCGCTGCTCAACAGGGCAATGATATCGGTATTGGATGACACGCGAATCTCCTCTTATTTGGAATCTTCGTTCTTGGAAACTTCAACTTCTTTCTTTGCAATTCCCCAACGAAGATTGATGAGGTCACTCAGAAGGTGAGGTGCTACTACTGTGGGTGCATAGACCCATACATACCACTCCGGGAGGGTGTTGTTAAAGCCGTACCAGAGGAAAACTGCCGTCATAGCCGCCATACCCACGTTCGACCAGAACTTCGTGTGGGAAGCCATGTTCGGTTCGATGGGGGACGTTACGAGGTCTTTGAAGAATTTTAGCATAGAACACCTTCATTATCAATGCGTCACACCAGATGGGCAACAATAACAAGGGCCAGAACCGTTCCTGTTCTGAGCCACTCAGACACTGTATTGTCCTTCCAGGAATAGACGAAGATAAACACCTCGATGAAGTACCTGTGTGCATCCTGTACGGCGAAGGAATAAATCCAATCGGGAAATAAGATTGGATATTGGATTGCGAATACTTGTACCAGCATGAGCGGCAAGGCCATTGCCAGAATGGCTATCTGACGATAACCACGGACAAATAGTGCCACGGTAAATAAAAGTATTGAATCCAATGCCCAAGCTGTGGTAAAGTACAGCGTAATGTCGAAGAACTCGGCCCCGCTGAAAAACCAGAAGATCAGGTTTTCGAGAACAAGATAGGCGAGGCACAGCCCCGCCATGATCTTGGCCCCGGCATCCGGGCGGGTTGCCAGGATGACGAAGCAGAGTCCAAATAGAATGGACGTGATCATTTGTTGCGACGGCTCTCCAGCATGACGTTGAGAACAGAGCGGATGTCCTTTTGAAGAGCATTGGTCTCTTCTTTGGCTTCTCTCCGCATATCCGTAATGTCACCACGGATATCGCTGATAGTGTCGGTGATATGCTTGATCTTACGATCCAGAATGTCATCAATACTATCTTTGCTAACCATATCACCACGAAGCCGGATCAGGTCTTTTTCAAGAGCGTCCTGCTTCTCCTGCATTTTCTTGAAGTCAGAGTAAAAGATTTTGAGTACCCCCAACAGTAGGAAAGTCACCAAACCCCAAAGAGACTTCAGAATCAACATAATATCAAGAGCCATGTGTGTTCTCCTGGGGCCGGGCAAAACGCCCGGCCTAAAGGTTATGCAGCGGTGAACTCAGACCAATCAACGTCGCCCGGTGGCGTGTCGTCGGAGATCCGATTTAGTTTAACTCGGATTTTACGGAGAGCGTTGTATTTTTCAACCTCCTCTTCCGTGGCCTCCCCCAATTCAACTGCATCTTGCAGGGGAACAATCATCGGATTAATAACCCTCAGTATCCCGGCCTTCCTGGCCTTGGTGGTAAAGGCCGGATCGAAATCAGCCTTAACAACCTGCTTCCCGTTGAAGACCCACGTCGTTTCCAAGGAGAAGTCTTTAGGCAGGGTGTTGATATCCACCACAGAAAGACCTCCCGGATGGAGGCGGGTCACATCCTCGCTCTTCGCACACCCACGGACAACGCCGTGGGAATCAAAGAATACGACGTATTTCTTTTTGAATAGGCCCCGGGAATCGTAAAAGTCCCGGCCCTTGTCGTCCTGAAAATACTGGACACCTTCCCCGAAGGCTTTAACCTCCGGGGTGTAGGTTGTGAAGTTATTCATCCGCATAATTATCCCTCTACTGTTACCCAAACGCCGTTTACTTTCTTCTGGATCGCTTTGTAGTAGCCGTAGTCCAGACCCAGACCGATAGACATCATCCCGGTGATTACGCATCCTGCCGGAGCACGTACTGGGGTGGTGTAGTTGTCACCATTGTGAGGTGTCTGTTGCTCAACGCCGAGTTTGATGTCCTCGATGGTTTGTGCAACCTCTTCAGGGATGATCGTCACTGAGCGAGTGCTGGAGACTCCAGACAATGTTCCTCGTACTGTGATCGTCACGTTGCCCGGAGAAACACCCGTCACGTAGCCCGCATCGTTCACTGTCGCAACACCTGAGTTGTTGGACAAGAACTGGAGAGGTTCGTTTGCAGAACCCGGGTTTTTGGTCACAACAAGCATCTTGGAATCGCCGACCTGAATCTGCCCTGGGTCAGCAATGGAGATGCTGGTCAGTACAGAGTAGCTCGTCACACGAATCGCCACGTTCATACCAGTCGAGATGGAAGCGATGATGTTGGTTTCACCCGGCCCAACAAGGCGGATGTTACCAGATCCGTCAACCGTCGCCACAGAGGCGTTCTGGGTTGCCCATGATACAGGGTATTGACCTGCAATGGAAGAAGGAAGTACACTGGCTGTCGCCTTGACGGTGTATCCCACACGGTTGGTGATTGTGTCTGGAGACACCACGATCGCTGTCGGGGAGTTACCACCGGAAGACTGAGCCTGGTCCGTCTTGATGATGTACATCACTGCGATGTTCTTCGGACGGTTTTCAGCGGCGACTGGGACTTCACGGGAAGCGTCGAAGCTATACTTACGTACTTCGTTGGAACGGGAACCTTGGTCACCAGATGTCAGGCCACCTTCGTCACGGAAAGCACCGCCGACGTAACGACCGATCCATCCGGACTGACCGATATCCGCAGGGAAGTAACCCGTGATGTTTCGGATTGCGTCACCCTGAACAGAGCCGAGAGCACGTCCAGCATCAGGATCGTTAGCACCAGAACCGTGTGCCCAGCCACGCAGGAACAGACCACGATAATCAGGTACAGTATTTCGTCCAAGAACGCCGTAGAGTTTAGGGTTTGTTCCGGTATTAAATACCTGACCGTTACACTCCAGCCATCCGTTTGGTGGTGTAGCACCAGGCCAAGGGATTACTGCGCCGATGGGTACGAGACGAGGTTCGAGGTCATCAATACGACCATTGACCTGTGCGATAGCGGCATCGAAATCTTGACGCAGTTTGTTCAGATCATTACGAACACCTTGGATCTCTTGCTTCAGCAAGGTCACCTGTTGGTCAACGTAACGCTTCAGATCTGCAATGTCTTGCTTGACCTTTGCGATATCCTGACGGATAGCGTCCAACTGCTGGTTGATCCGGGCTTCCAGTTCAGCCAAGAGACGGGCAATTTCCGCTTCCAGTTCCGGGAACTTTTCGTTAACGATCCAAGCCACCCACGCAGAGGACATGTTCAGAATGTAGTTGAACTCTTCTGCCGCTGGCTTTTGCCCCTTATCATAGCCCTTGGCGAGCAAGTCGTCAATAGGCTTTGATTTGTTAGGACGACCCGTGCCTGGAAGGTTTACGTCAGCAGCGGCCCAAACGTAAATAGGGTCCTTTGGTTTAGCCATGAAAATCTCCTCACGTGAACGACCAGTCTTCCTCGTCGTCCGATACATAAATTAGGGTGGACATACCACCTGCCCCGGTACGCTCTGAGTCATAGACCGATGCGAAACCAAATGCCTGAGCATCGCCATTGAAACCGAAGGGATAACCCTGGTTCTCAACCACACGAAGATGGGTCACCAGAGGCAACATGTCGATGATCTCAGGGAGAATGTCAGAGACTTCCATACACGTGTTGAAAATGTTAATATCAAGACGGTAGTTGTAGCCCTTGTAGGTTGTCACGCCATCTTCCCCGAAGAGTTGTTTCAGGGTGGCAATGATTTCAGAACGGGTCCCGCTCTTGGAGTTGTTCCCGGTCAGGATCATGATCACAGCACGATATTCAGGATCATTCAGGCCGTTTCGGTAGATGCCCAACTGTCTGCCGATTTCGTCGAGGATGGCGTCTTCTGCATTCAGCGTGGTACGCAGTTCTGCAAGCTCAACCATCTTTTGGTCGATAAATTCAAGGCGTTCGAGCAAGATTCGGAGAGTGGTCTCGAAGTTCTCTTTGTCCTTGAAGATATCGGAAGGGATATAATTGAAACCCCCTTCCACGAAATCCGGCAGAGGGTGGATGTGGT